TCGCGTGGCCGCGACTACGCCGACCTGCTCATCATGTCGCCAGAGCATTACGCCGCTTACGACGCGGCGACTGTCGCCATCCAGCGCCAGCAGGGCAACACGTCACTCGGCACGCTGGGCTTCTCGGCGCTCGAATACATCGGCGGCGGTAAGCGGGCGGAGATCGTGCTCGACGGCGGCATTGGAAGTAACATGCCAGCCAACACGACGTTCGGCATTAACACTGACAGCCTCAGGTTGAGGTACCATCCCAATCGTAACTTCGATAAACTTTTCGAAGGCGACGGGCAGATGCCCATCGATAAGGATGCGATCGCTCAATTCATAGGCTGGATGGGTGAGCTCACGATGACAAATCCGCTGTTTAACTGGCGTCTGTACGACAGCGTACCTGCTTCCTGATACGCCCAGCCGCGTAACAGAGAAGAGCCGGGGCCGCCAACGTGTAGGTTGTAAGCCTTCCTTCCGCGAAGGCGGCCCCGGACCAACCAACGAAGGAAGGACTTACTCATGGCTGTTCAACGAGATCCCGACGACGTTCTCGTCGTTTTGTTCAAGCACCTCGCGCAAGAGAACCAGACCAAGTCACTGGAAGCTGGGCGACCGATCTACGACGACATCGAGGTGTGCGAGATCCGCGCACCCGGCTCCAAGGATGTCAAAGTATTTCCCGCTACTGCCTTCACCCGCTGGATCGATGATCCCTTCACCGGCAGGCAGACCAAGCAGAGCTACGCCGAACGCTTCCCTCACCAGTACCGGCAATTCAAGGCACAGGCGACGCAAACCAAGAGCGGCACGCCGCTGGAGCACGCGCCGTTTCTGACTGAAGGCAAGCGCGCCGAATTGCGCGCCCAGAACGTCTACACCGTCGAACAACTCGCCGACATCGAGGGTGCCGAGCTGAAGAACCTTGGCATCAGCGGGCGCGAGCTGAAGAACGCGGCAGTGGAATACATCGAGGCCGGTAAATCATCCGCGCCCAACATGAAGATGATGGCGGAGCTGGAAGCACTGCGGGCACGCAATGCCGTGCTTGAGGAAGATCTTCAGGCAAAGAAGAACCGCCCGCAGTCGCTTGAGGATGAGTTCGAAGCCATGTCGCTCGACCAGCTCCGCGAGTTCATCACCACCAACACCGGCCAGGCGCCGATGGGTAATTTCAGCGGCATGAACAAGAGAACGCTGATCCGTATGGCGATAGATTGTCGACCTGAGAAAGTAGCATGACATGACCCTGTTGTCGGTGGTGAAGGATGTCTGTCTGGCTGTCGGTGTTGCTGTGCCGCAGTCAGTGTTTTCCAACATCACCAGCAACAGGACCATGCAGGAGATGCTGTCGGTCGCCAATGAAATGGCGCAACGCATCGCCTACGACGCGCGCGACTGGACCAAGCTGACATATGCCGTGCAGATGTCGGGAGACGGCGTTACGCAAGGCCTTAATCTTCCGGCTAATTTCAAGCGCATGATGCTCAACACCAGCGTTTATCGGATGAGCACGCCGGGCTACCCGATGCGATTTATCGCCGATTACAACGAGTGGATTTCTCGCAATATAGGCGGCAAACCAATTAGCCCAAACGGTGAGTGGATTATTGTCGGTGAGAAGATCTACACAAATCCAATCATCGCTGTTGGTGACAGCATCCACTACTCCTACATCGACAAGAATTGCGTGGCGCTGAGTAGCGGAGGTTATAGCGACAACTTTTTGAATGACCTCGACACGTTCAGGATCGACGAACGGTTGCTAAAGCTGGCTATGATCTACCAGTGGAAGGCGCAAAAGGGATCGAGCTACGCCGAAGATATGTCGACCTATGGTGATGCTCTAACTGTAGCGATGGGTCACGACAGGCCGTCGCCGATTATGATCGACCGCAAGTTATTGTCTCCGTCTGTTGGTACTACCTATGCGGGGGCAACACCGTGAGCCAATTTCAGGCTTTCAAGCGCGTAGCGGTCCCGGCGCAGGTCGCGCAGAAGCTTGATACGATTACGATCCCTGCACCAACGCGCGGCATCATCATCAACGAAAACGAAGCCTTCATGCAGCCGGGTGCGGCTGTGATCTGCGATAATTGGAAGCCAACTATGCGCGGCGTTAGCTTGCGCGGCGGCTGCGACCTGTGGTGCCAACTGCCAGAGGCCACGACGGTGGTCTCGACGTTTGAATATATGAGCGGCATCATTCACAAGATGTTTGCCTGCAACGCCAGCAAGATCTACGACATCTCGACGACGATCCCGGTGCTGATCAAATCTGGTCAGACCAGCGGCAATCACGTCGCCTCGCAGCTGGCAAACGCCGCGGGGGACTGGCTGATCGTCGTTAACGACGCCGGCGACTACCCGCTGCGCTTTAACGGCACGACGTGGGAGACGCTCAACGCCAGCCAGATCACGGCGTCGGGCCCAGGCTCGACGCTGGTCGCCACCGGGCAGAACCTCGTCTACGTCTGCAAGTACCGCAACCGCTACTTCTTCATCGAGAAGAACAGTATGAACGCCTGGTACCTGCCGCTTAATGCGGTGGGCGGCGCGCTGCAGATGATCCCACTGTCGGGGGCGGCGACCAAAGGCGGCAAGTTGTTGTTCTGCGCCAGCTGGTCGATCGACGCCGGCGACGGCATCGACGACAAGATCTGCTTCGTCACCGATCAGGGCGAGGCGATTATCTTCACGGGTGGTGATCCGTCGTCGGCATCGAACTGGCGCCAGGAAGGCCGTTACAACCTCTCGCCGCCGATGGGTATGAACGCACATATTGCGGTTGGTGGTGATCTCTTGGTTGCCACCATTGACGGCATCCTGCCGATGTCTGGCGCGATCACCAAGGACCGTGCCGAGCTCGAGCTCGCCGCCATCACTCGGCAGATCAAGCCGATGTGGCGCACCGAGGTCAACGAGAAGCGCGAGTGGCCTTGGACCATGTGTAAATGGGACGAATACGGCGGCATATTCGTGACGTGGCCTGGCGGCAAGCCTGGCAAGCACGTTTGTGCTGTCGTTAACGCCGCGACCGGCGCCTGGGCGCGCTTTACCGGCTGGGATGTCACCTGCTTCGCCCGCATGCGTGGTGATATGTTCTTCGGCACCCAAACCGGCCAAATCATGCAGGCCGATCGCACTGGCTACGACAACGGCTTGCCTTATGTCGCCACGCTGGTTGGCGGCTGGGAAATGTTCTCCTCACCGTCGCAGACCATCACCTGGCGCCAGGCGCGAGCCTCGTTCTCCGCGCGCCCGCGCGAGCCGTTCATTCCGCAGATCTCTGCGACCACCGACTACGTCATCGACCTGCCGCCGCCACCGAACGCTGGCGTCGACCCTGGACCGCTCGACCTCTGGGACGAGGGGGTCTGGGACACCGCGACGTGGGACACCGGCATCACGCCGCTGCCGATCGCACGCAATACCATGTGGGTGTCGGTTGGCATTGCCGGCTTTACGCATGCGCCTGTGGTGCAGATTACGGTGGCGCAGGTGTCAAAGCCGGAAGTGGATTTGATCTCGATCGCCGCGACATTCGAGCGTGCTGGCGTCAACGTCTAGGAGAGCGTGATGACAGACTGGTTCGCACCGTCGTTCTGGGTAGGAGGCAACCCCTACGGGGCCAGCGACTACAACTACGCCTTAAATTCAGCTACCCAAGCGGCCAATGCGGGGGCGGTGGCGCAGCAGTCGGCGGCTGCGTCAGCGCCCACGGGCTACAACCCTGTTTACAATTCTCCAGTCGGCTTCGGCGATTACGGTTACGGCACAGTCGGAAATTATCCGTCGTTTAACGAAGCGAGCGGTGGCGGAGGTTACCAGCAGCCAGCGTCTGGCGGTGACCCCAACGCGACACCATACGATGATTACGGTCCCCAATGGTTGGGTGGCGCGATCGACCCGATGACTGGCGAACAGCGCAGCATCGGGACGATGGGCATGAACGACATGGGCCTGCCGCCTGATTACGGGCAGCCCGGTGGCGGTGGGTCCAGTTTTGCTGACAGGTTTAATGCTGCTCCGCAGAGTATGCGGACTTGGCATCCACAGTCTTACGACGGACTACCCCAAGCCATTACGTCAGGCGTGCAGCCATCTACCGACTTCGGCAGAGTACCTGAAAATTTCAACAGCCGGTTTGCGCCAGTGGCTGGCGAGAGCATGTACACCCCGCAAGACTTCCCCGGTTGGAACCCGCCCGAGCGGCGTGGCATGGCGATCGGCATCGACCCCATGACGGGAGAGACCATCTTCAGCGGTGGCGCTATGAACAGCATGAACGCTATGCCGGGCGGCGTACCGATGCCGCAGGCGCGTCCTGACAGTGCACCGTCTGACTTCAGCTCACGCTATCAATTCCAGACACCGACACCACAGGAGAGGCCTGCTGAAGCACCGCCGCCGACAACCCAAAATCCAGTTAGTGACCGCTGGATGCCGCCCGGTTGGGCGGAGCAGTTTCCCTACGCAGCAGAAGAAATGCGTAACGCCATCACGCGGCAGGTAATGGACGCAAATAATCGATCTTGGACGTATACAAACGCACCCACTGCCGGTGTTACTCCCGGCTACCAGCCGGATCAGCTGCCGTTTACTGGTTACAACTATCGGGACACGCTGACGCCGAATAATCAAAACCAGTACCGTGGCCTAGAGGGGCAATACCTGCCCGGCACTTATGACAACCAGTTGCTGTTGGAGCAGATTGACCGGGCGCTGAAGGGTGCGGGCCAAGATCTTCTTGGTCCTTCCGATGTCGCTACACCCTACCAGCCGGGAGGCTAACGCATGCTCGATTACGTCTTTGGGCACGACGAGATTGTCGCCAAGTTCGTGGCGTCGCTGATCCCTGAGTGTCGCGCGCGTGGCTTCGGCAAGTGCGCCGCGATCGGCATCGTCAGCCCGACAGGCGAACTGCTTGGCGGGCTGGTCTATCGCAACTGGTGCCCCGAGGTGGGGACGATCGAGATTTCAGGCGCGGCAGTGCCCGGCACCAACTGGCTGTCACGCCGCACCGTCAACATCATGTACGACTACCCGTTCTATCAGGTGGGTTGCCAGATGGTGATCAAGACGACGATGGCGGACAACGACATCGTGTTACGCATCATGGCCGCCGTTGGCTTCGCGCTGCATCCCATCAAGCGCCTTGGCGGGCGCGACAAGGATGGCGTCGTCGGCACACTGACGGTCGAGCAGTGGGAAGCAAGCCCCTACAATCTGAAGAACCGCAAACATCGCTCCACTGAAGCACAGAAGGAAGCAGCATAATGCCCTCACCATACCTCAACCCCGGCGCAAACGGTCAGCGCAACAGCATCACGCAGGCGTTGCTGGGCATCGCTAGCCCACAACCGCAAACGCCAATGCCTCAAATGCCACAACAGCCGCCGCAGATGTCAATGCCGCAAACACCGCCGCCGGGAGCACCGCCGCAGGGTGCTCCGGTTGGTGGCGGAATGCCGCCGCAGCAAATGCCGCTAATGGGAGGCATGCCGCCGCAGCAAGGACTACCGCCAGCCACGGGCATGCCGCAGCCACCAATGGGGCAGCCGATGGGTCAGGCACCCATGCCGCAACTGCCTCCGCAGGGAATGCCACAGTAAGGTAATCGATCATGTCAAAACCTGACCCGCCCCAACCGCCGAACCCTTACGCAACAGCCGCGGCGCAAACCGGCACCAACGTCGCGACTGGCGTTGCCAATAGTTTCCTGAACAACGTCAATCAGGTCACCCCGCAAGGTAACCTGACCTATGACGTGACGGGTACTCATCAGTGGACAGATCCCAGCACAGGTAGCGTTTACAACATCCCGCGTTTTACGGCGACACAGACCCAGACGCCGCAGGCCGCCCAGATTGACGCGTACAACAATGCGGCCAAGGAAACGCTGGCGAGGACAGGCAGCACGCAGGCCGGAAAAGTCGAGGGCATCCTCAACACACCATTCAACCCAAGTGCCGGTGCACCGACAGCTGGCAGCGCCGCCGGCATACTAGGCGTACCTGGCGCGGCGACGTCTTACGACGCTGGCGGCAACATCCAGTCGAGCCTTGGCGACTACGGCCAGCAGCAGTCGACGTTCGGCGAGGCTGGCGACATCACGCGCAGCTACGGCCCTTCTGACAACTTCAGCGCCGATCGGCAGCGCGTCGAGGAGAGCCTTTACGGGCGCCTTAATCCGCAGCTCCAGAAGGATCGCGCCAATATCGAGCAAAGGTTGGCGGACCAAGGTATCCGCTACGGTAGCCAGGCTTATGCGTCTGCGATGGATGATTACAATCGCCAGTCCAATGACGCGCGTCTTGCTGTCACCGCGCAGGGCGGCCAAGAGCAGCAGCGCATGATGGACATGGCTGCAAAGCAAGCCGGCTTTGAGAACTCCGCGCAGATGCAGGCCTACCAGCAGGCGCAAGGCCGCGGCCAGTTTGCTAACGAAGCACAGATGCAGAACTACCAGCAGATGCTAGGGGCAGGCAGCTTCGCCAACGCCGCGCAGAACCAGCAAAACGCCCAGAACGCCGGTGCGGCTAGTTTCGGCAATGCTGGTCTAGCGCAGCAGTTGGCGCAGCAGCAGTCTGGCTTTAACGCCCAGAACGCCGCGCGCAATCAGTACATGCAGGAGGCGTATCAGCAGCGCAACCAGCCGCTCAACGAGATCTCGGCACTGTTGAGCGGATCGCAACAGCAAAATCCAAATTGGCTCAACACGCCTAGTTCGCAGATCCAGACCACCGATTTTGCGAACATCATGAACCAGAACTTTGCCCAGCAGAGCCAGAACTATCAGACGGCCAACCAAAACTGGCAAAAGACGATGGGCGGTCTGCTCGGTGCTGCCGGTAGTATTGGTGGCGCAATGCTGTCCGATCGCCGCGAGAAGGAGAACATCGATCGTATGGGCACGGTGTTCTCGTCGAACGAGGCCGGCGAGCGCAAGGAGCTACCGATCTTCGAATACGCCTACAAGGATGATCCGGCGTCGATGCGCCACATCGGCCCGATGGCGCAGGATGTCGAGCGGATCGATCCCAAGGCAGTCAAGAACGTCAAGGGCAAGAAGTACATCGACCCGCGTAGGGTCATGGGCGGGATCATGAGGGCAGCATGAGCGATTGGTTTTCCAACATCGGCATGTCGGGCATACTCCCCGCAAGCCAGAGCGCGAGGGAACTGCGTCAGCGGATTGCGCTGGCGATGCTGATGAAGAAGCGGGCCATACCCGATAGCTTGGGCGGTGGTATCGCATCTCTCGGCGAGAGCTTCGCCGATGCCCTCAACGCAAGCAGGTCAGTGCGGCAGACGGACGAACAAAGCCGGGCTGAGGATGCTGCGATCGGCGAAATACGCCCGACAGCTACGACTGACCCCAGAGCTGACGACACGACCGCACCCGCTCCAGCCACGATCGCCGCCCTACCGCCCGCGCCACCTGGTATCGTCCCGCCGACACCCCCGCAGCAGGCGCCTGGCGCCCCGCAGTCGCCCCAGGCCGCGGCGCCGGCAGGCTTCCGCCCGCCGCCGGCCTATCTGGCGTCCTCGCTCGAGCGGCTGGTGCCAGATCCCGCGCGCCGGGCCTATCTCGGTCACCTCGCCGGCAGGGAGGCTCAGACCCCAGACGAGGTGTCTCCCACCGGCGCGGCAGGGCCGTTCCAGTTCACCCGCGGAACCGGGGCGCAGTACGGCA